GTTGTTGTTGGGGTTTCTTCAGCGGGAGCTGGAGTTGCCTCAGGTGTTGGTGCTGTGTCTGCTGAAGGACCCTTAAGCAAACGCTCCATCTCAGGAGAGATTGGAGCTACTGAGGCAGCCTGTTGTGCCATGCGGGTTGCATGCATAACATCTGGCGCAACTGCACCAAGCATTGACTCAGTAAGATCAGGTGAGATAGCGCCCTTCTCAATGAGAAGACGAAGTGCTAGTTCTGTAGGTGATGGAGCGTCAGCCTCGGAGAATCCGTGAGCGCGACGCCATGAATCAAACGATACTGCCATACGGTCAAAGCCAGAGTCAGCGTCAGCTGCACGGTCATTACGTGTTGCAACCTGTGATGCATCAAACCAAATTGTGATGCGCTCAACGTCAACTGGGTTGAATCCGTTAGCAAGAAGATAAGGGCGTAGATAAACTACTGTAATTGAATCACAGATAAGAAGAAGTAGTGGCTCAATGTGTGCCTTGTATAGAGCTTCATCAATCTGCAGCGCGTTCGAGTACTTAACGTTAGCAAGACCCGTTACTACATCCTTAGGAACATCTAGGCCCTGAAGGATACGTTCAAGTACGCGATCTGCACGTTGTGCAAGCGCAGGGTCAAACGAACGTTCAAACTTAAATTGTTTGATCTTGTCGCCAAGCTCTGCAGGTCCACGAATAACAAGAGGTACGACAGCGGATGCGGATTCCTCGTCGCGAATTGGAGTTGTCATTGCATCGATGAGTTGATCCTCAAACTCGTCGGCTGACTCCTCGGGAGTAATGCCTTCGTTTGTTAGATCTGCGTCATCACCATATGGATAATCTGGATCTGGAGAGGCAGCAACAGAAAGTCCGTCTGGCAAGTACAGTGCACCCGCGTTTAGACGCGAGCGTGCAGTTGCACGGAACGTTCTGTTGAGGAGAAGTAACTCTGCGCAAAGATCAAGAAGTCCACGTAACGAAGAGTCAGACTCTTCAGAGTAGCGTGGGTGCGATTTCCAGATGCGACCAATGAATGCATTTGGAGGAAGAGGAATTGATCCGTTCTTCTGACCCGAGCCTGCTTGATATTCACGACGTGGGTTAATAACAAAAGCGCCCTTGGCGTTGATCTGTAACTCATCTACTGAGCGAATATCCCAGGACTCTGGAATGTTATGTCCGATACGCTCCGGAACTTGAATTAGATAACACTCGCCCGCAACGCAAAGGTTAAGAGCTGCATCGCGAAGAAGACCAGCCTGTCCGCCGTATGCGGAGTCAAGACGTGTTAGTGCACGCTCTGCGGCGGACGCAAGACGTGCGTCAACCGTGTCAGAGTTACGAATAGGGACTGGTGTCTCCGCTGGATCTTGAACAACCGCAGCGTAGAGACGAATACGAGATACAACAGATGCAACTAGGTTAAACGCGTACTTGATCTCACCTATCGCGTCGTAGTACTCCCAAGCTTCAGCTTGCCATGAAGATGAAGATGAGATACGGCGTTGACGGAAGCGTTCAGCTTCACCTTTGTCGTTAAGGTTTAACTGAACTGCCGCAGCGGTTAAGCCACGTGGGTAATTGTAGACAACTGGGTCTGGAGAAGAATAATTTAAGATGCTTGTTACGTTAGCTGAGGAAGAGCGTGTTGCTGCAGCTCTGCGCTGGGCACGGTTCTGTGGTCGATTGTTGTTGTCTCGACTGAATACGGCCAATTTAAGCTCCTCGTCCTTGTTTAACGGAATGGCTAGACACTATCTGTCCATCCATGCAGCTATGATACCAACAACCGCGGAGATCGCCAAGATGGCCGAAACCGCTATCGTTTGTATTGGTACTATAATATAGGCAATTACAAATAATGATGAGAACCAAAAGCCCATGCACCAGTAACAGGTGATGATGTATCCGATGGTTTTATCATACGGGAAGTACCTCCAGACGAGGTCGCGAAACTTATCAGATACCGTGTCCTCGATAACTAGTCGTGACAGACGGTAGGTTGCTAGGGTAAGCAGTATCAGGTGCGTCATTGAGATGTGTATCATTCTTGTGGGTCCTTTTCTGAGTATACATGGCGGTATGGATTCCAGCTTCTTAGCCGAGATCCGCAACCGCAGTTGGCGTCATACTTGTAGGCAATCATCTTCCCGTTCTCGGTTATCACGTATGAGTCCTCGTTACGGTCGTTTGATTTGTGAAACTCGGCGTAGGCTTCACTAAAGATTATCCTTGGCCCATCGCTGTGATCTACGGCTACGATAATCCGGGTGTCGGATACAACAACCCTGGTCTTTGTAACTCCATAGGCACCTTCACTGATAGGCGATGATGTCATCATCTGCACCTTCTCATACGTACCCTCAGGAGCAACCGCAACGAACGCGGGAAACAGATCGTGTACAACCTTCATTATCGTCCTAACCTTCTAGCCATAGCACGGTAGGTAACTACTGCCGCTGCCGCAAGTTCTCGAACTGTCACGTTTTTAGCGTAAAGGTCAAGACAGATCTGACCAAGCTCAGCGTTTGCGATTGCAGCTGGCGAGTTGTCAAGCATTCCGGAGCGGTAGCGACGCGCTAGAGGAGATAGTTCCTTTATACGTGCTAGTTGATCTATAGGTATACCAGGACTCTTTGGCTTACGAGATACGTAGCCTTTTGGTTGAATCTTGATCTTAGGTTTTACAACGGGGGCAAGCAACGGAGAGTAGTTATGCTCACGTACAACCCACGAACGAACCGTTGAGCGGGGACGTGGAGGACTGAACGCGTTGCCGATGGCCTGTAAGGTCCAGCCTTCGTTATAGAGATCTCTAATGCGCGTGTATAGCGAGTCCTCGGTTAGTGAAGATAGAAGACTTATTTCAGAGATAGGAAGTGGCTGCTTACGAGCGAAGCGGCGCTTGGTTTCCATAAGGTACACCATAACATGATGTGTACAACTTTTATGCTTTAGCGAACCTTAAATACCGTAGAACGAAGAGAGGGGATGCGCCGATTTGAGTGAGACTTGGCGGTGATGTGTCCACCAACAAATCCTGCAGGAGGTTTGATGAGGAGCGCGGTTAGCGCGTGAACTAAAGCGTCAACGCGGTCAGGAGACTTACCTTCACCTGGAATCCAGCTCATCATTTGAGATTCAAGATCAGCTAGGTAGCCGATGTGGTGAACACGTCCTTGCTCGTATGCAAGGGTGATAGGCTCCGCACGTAATTGCTTTCCAACCTTAGAGTGAACCTCTAAAACCTTTACGCTTGGGTCAATCGTGTTAATTGCATTGCGAACGAGCGCACCGCCTTGGTTTACCTCGGCAATAACTGGACAACCCCACTTGCGTGCCATCTCGACAACGCGGTTAGCCCAAACGTCTGGGGAGCCAAGAATTGATGCGTCCTCAAGTACCCAGGACTGCCTCTTGTAAAGATCTCGCTCGCCGGTTGATGCAACAACAACGATACCGCACTCGTCTCGTGGATTTTCAGCGACCGATGGGTCAACGCCGATGCAGCGTAGAGGTGTTCCTCCAGGAAGAGCGCCCTGGCGATTTCGTTCAATAAGTTCCTCGGTCCAGAGAGCGCCTTCAACCTGATCTAGCATCTCGCCGTAAAGTTCCTGCTGCGCTAGGCGCGTTCCCTCGTAGACGCCCTTGATTGCGTCAAGGTACGCGGCTGAGAGGTTTCCGGAGTTGTCCATAGTTGAACCACGGGTAATGATTACCTTGCCGGTCTTTTCAGCCTCGGCCATAAGCGCGTAGAGAAGAGGAACTCTCTTAGGAGTCGTCGTAACCACGATCTTTGGGTTAAGTCCAAGACGAGTACCAACACGTAGGTTATCAAACGCTGTCATACCTGCCGCGTCGGGAGTCTGCCTCCAGGCGGCAACCTCGTCACCCCAGGCGTGCGTGAATTGAGGACCACGGAGTGAATCAGGTTCATCCGCGGTAAAACATGTGGCGGTGTTTCCGTTAGGCCAGGTTAGTCTTCGCTTTGACGGTTCGTATAGTGGGCGCTCGCTTGGAGGCGTCACGTTAATAATTCCGGACTCACCTTCAACGATAACGTCACGAACGTCAGCTGCGGTACGAGCAACGAGCGCAAAGCGTCTCTGTCCGGTGTTCGTGTACTTCGCAGTCTCGCGAACCCACTCAGCTGCCGTGCGTGTTTTACCAGCACCGCGACCGGCGATGTACGCCCAGATATTCCAGTCATCAGGCGTAGGAGCCTGTTGTTCAGGACGTCCCCACAGCGACCAGTCAAATAGAATTTGGTCTGGATCCATACCTTCAAGTACGGCTGCACGTTCCTCGTCACTGAGAAGCGCGAGTTGCTCCATGATGCTCTTTGCCATGAATAAATTATTCCTTATTTAGTGGAAAGCGATTTTCCTCAAAGATGGGAGTGTAGGCGCGAGATGCTCCGCCGCCTGGCTTGTATCCGTAGCGTGCAAGTCTAAAACGAAGAGCGCCGTGCGTAACACCTAGACGCTTAGCAAGACGGTACAGGGTTACGTTTTCAACGGTGTGAGCGTAGTGAAGTAGATACGTATACTCCTCAGCCTCCTTGCGAAATGACTTGCCGTATGAGCGAACCTGTTGAGCTAGAGGTTGAAGCTCTAGTAGACGTGTAAGAGTCTCGGGGGTTGGCTCGATGAACTCGCGCTTAGGTTTAGCACCTTCAACGAGTGGAGGCTCGGGAATATCAAATCCTGCACCTGCAACTCTGAGCGCCTCGGTAAACTTAGTGGCATTACAGATCTGGCGAATTCTCTCACGGGAAAGGCCAACCATCTGTCCGATGGAATCAAGTGTCCAACCTCTTTCACGGAGGGCCTTGATGTATGCGTCGCGGTCTTCGTCATCCTTCAGCGCGGTGAAAGTTTCACGCACGGAGTCAGGAAGTACATGATGAATCTTCTTATATTTTGCCATGTGAATATTATATCACGTTATCGTCATATACGTGACTCGATATGATAGGGTGTTCACATGACTGACTATCCAAACTGGTTTGAGACCTCAAACGCCAAGACTCCATTTGTTCTCTACATGGAGGAGTTCTACGGCAAGCCTGACCTAAACTTTTTGCAGATCGGCGCGTACTGTGGTCACGCGTCAACGTGGCTATTGGCAAACGTGTTGAACGAGAAGGGCTCCGTATTACACGACGTGGATACGTGGGAAGGCTCAAACGAACCTGGCCACGACGGAATGGATTTCAGCGAGGTAGAGAAGATCTACGACAGCAACATGAATCTCTTCACAAACGTAAACAAGTACAAGATGACAAGCACGGAGTACTTGCTGAGCGCTCGCGATGAGCGATTTGACTTTATCTACATTGATGGCGCCCACAGCGCAGAGCAGGTGATGGAGGACGCAACACTAAGTTGGCCACTCCTCAAGAGTGGTGGCATCATCGCGTTTGACGATTATCAATGGCCAAGTCCCGATGGAAACGAAATGAACTCGCCTAAACCTGCGGTTGACTTCTTTCTTCGGTTGCATAAGCATGAAGTTGATGTCCTGCACAATGCGTGGCAGGTTTGGCTTCGTAAACACTAACTGCGCTCTAATTTAAGTGTACAGAAGGATAAAAGTAGTACATTAAGGCTAATTGCCTTGGACGTGAGAGTGAGAGGTAGTATATTGGAGACACTCTTCAAAACGTCTCCAACCTTTTTTAGCCTTCAGGTGGTATTTGTTTTTCTCCCAGATTCTTGAGCGTGAAGGCAGGCATGCCTTGCCACTGTGCCTACATAAAAAATAGTCTTTAGGACAGCCCCCTAGAAATACAGGTAAACATTCCTACAGGTAACCTTTGGGTACCTTTGGTTACCTTTGGATACCTTTTAGGAAGCCTACAGGCTGGCTAGCCTATGGGTCAGGCTAGGCTTGGACAAGTTACCTATAGGCAACCTAGCATCTAAGTAGAAGTAGAGCTGGGTAGCATCGAGCTAGCTGGGCTGGATCTTCCTAGTGGAAGTTGGGTTGGGATGCCCCTGAGCTAGCCTGTCCTTGAGTAGCTCCTGGGTTTCTGGGAACTCCAGGGAATGTGCCTATGGGTTGTTATAAAAATGTTATGGCCAAGAAAGGGCGTATTTGGAGTATGCCTGTTATAATTATTACAAGCCTAGGAACCTAGGTACTTGATTGGAGAATCAAATGGTTGTAATACAGAAGGACTATGGGTACGGCGTCAAGGTTACTACCAAGACCCAGGATGGAAAGAACCCAGAGTCTGCCGCAGTTAAGTTTGATGGAAACAGGAGCCGCACCTTTCTAGGTCAGGGTGCTAGTGAGTACGCCCTAGAGTTTGTGAATGAACTCATCGGTGAGTATCGCCGCAAGGAAGCTCACGCACTGACCAAGGTGTTTGGCCTCATGAAGTTCTAACCCGCAGGTATAAAAAGGAAGGGACCCACCGCAAGGTGAGTCCCTTTCTTTATGTTTGGTACTAGAGCTCTACGACCACATTAGGGTCGCCCGCAAATAGGCTGGAGAATGTTTGTTCGTCCATTAGCCCATCGCCTTCAATGCCCTTATCCTTTTGGAATGACGCCACCGCATTGAGGGTAAGGTCACCGTAGAATCCGTCGATGTCGCCATCAGCCTCAGGGTAGCCAAGCTCAGCAAGGCGACGTTGTAGGTGATGAACCGTAAGGCTCTTTTGGCTGTGCATGTTTTTGTACACGCAGGCGCTAAGCTTTACCGTATCGACGTCATTACCAGAAACCACGATTGGCTCTGGCTCTGGGACGTAGGTGTAGGTTGGGGCAGGAGCTGAGACTTCCTCAACTACCGCAATAGATTCCTCAGCCGCAGCTGGCTCGTGCCAGTCTGCCGCAGGGATCTCTTCAGCTAAAGCTGTCTCCAGCTCTAGGTCATCTTCGTTATGTGCCATAAAATAAATTCCTCTGTTAGTAAGGTCCAGGTCCTGGATACATTTTAAGCCACTTGGTTACCGTTGTGCCGCGTTCACGATACGCGTTCTTACCGATACCCCAGGCTCCAAAGTCTGTTCCACGAGACATGAAGTATGCAGCCTCCGCATTGCGGACGGGGTCATACAGGTCGTTGTTCGTCGACATGAGGAACTTGTTACGACGATCTCGTCCCATAGTATCTAGCATGTTGATCTGAAATAACCCGTATGAGTTATCACCTGTTCGTTTGTTCATGTTGTGAGACAGTGGGTGTGCGTTGCTCTCGCGCATAACGATTGCATAGGCGATCTTCAAGTTGTTACCCTCGAAGCCAACTGCCGCTAACATGTCAACCAACTGATGTGGTGTCAGCTGCTCCTTGTACCCTCTAAACTTATCAAGGATGTGATCCTTGTGAAGCATGACGGTCTTCAAAGAAACTGTCTTTGTCAATGGTGTCAATGGTGTCACTTCTGTCATTGGTGTCATTGGTACTACTTGTACTGCTGTTAAGGCATTTGCCTTAGTTACATTGTCGTGCGCGGTTACAAGTGTTGCAACCGTTACTAACGCTACCGCGTAAGCTACTGACGTCAAAGCTACTTTCTTTTCTGAAAGTCTCATCGCTAGTTCGCCTCCTTGATGTAGGGGACAGGGTCAACAGTTCAGCTAAGTGCCTTACTGTGTTCTTCGCTTGCGTCGTCCCACTCAGCGTCGTAGCCAATTGCGTTGCCACGGGCACCGCTATCCTCTACGTCGTGCATGATAGACCACACGCTTCCCAACGTGTGCGCGAAGCTTTTCCCTCGGGTTACAGCTACCTGTGATTTGTAGTTGCTGTAGTCGAGGAAATCTATTGAGTCAGAAACCCACTTACCGAACATGTCCTTCGTTGCGACAACACGGTATGGGTAATCTGCGTTTGGTGTGTTCATGATGTCCGTGTCGCATAGGCTAGCCAACGGCATTAGCGATTCACGGTCGCGTGCGCGAACCATCAGAGTATCTTTTAGTCCCGCATGTTGAACGGCACTGACAAATCCTGTTTCAGTAAATAACCACATAGGTGGTACCTCGTCTCTTCGTCATGGGCTTAATAATAACATCAAGTCCTGTTTTATGGAAACCAATAGACATAAATGTCAAATGGTGATTCATCTTGATAGTCTAGCCGTTAGGCTAGATCTACTCCCTCAGGCAAGCTATCAACCGCGTCAACCGATACGGTAAATAACTCTTCCTTTAGGGATTTAGCTATAAGTCGGGCACTGTCTGGTTTGACATAGCCTTCATACGCTAAGTTACCTTTATCGTCCTTTGCGACGATGTGGTAGGCAATTGGATCTGCCATCTTGCCCTCCTTTCCTATGGGTAAAATTGTATCACCCGTAGATCTATCGGCCGAACTTCTTCCGGCACTCTGGTCCAAGTTGTAGCTCACGGCTGGTTGGATCTGTTAGTTCAGCTCCGCAGCTACCACAGCAGCTGTAAACCGTACCGAAAAGCTTGGCGTACTTGTATGGATCCTTAGCCACGATGTTAACTAATGTTAACGCATCCTCGTTAGCCAGTCTCCAACGGGTAAACCCACCGAGAGCACCCGTAAGGCGCTTCATGTAGAGTCGACCCATGTATTCGCGTATCTCCACGAACATCATGTCACCTGAAAGCTTGGTGCTAGTCAGGCTAATGTCAATTTCTTCATTAGGAATTGCGTACTTAGATTTAGGAGCTTTCAAAAGTGCTTCCTGAATCGAGCCGCTTACCACAATTTTTGTGGTAGCCTTTGGTAGCTTGAGCAGCATGTCAATAAGGGAAGACGCTGTCTTCTTGTCCATCGATAGCAGGGCTTGCTTCCAAGCTAGCCGTGCACCCTCCTCCAGCTCCCGTTCCTCGAGTAAGCTGTTGATGAATCCCACCTGCTTCTCCGATGGGCCAAACAATGTCGCTGTCGTCATTGGGTTCTCCTCCCCGTAGTTGATAGGCTAATTATATCAGGTAGGGGGAGGAGAACTCCAAACGTTACGCCCTTTGGGCCAGGAGACCCATAGTTACGCCTGCCAAGGCAAGAGTTAGTGCCTCTATCGGCCTCTCAGGGCGTGTGAAGGCCAGGATAAGCGCGAGCAGGGTAAATACCGTAGCACCTACGGCTGGCCACACCAAATCGCGTAGGCGTGAGAATAGATCTGGCATGTTAACCTACTTTACCGGGCGTGTTCGGCCCTTGAGGCGGGTTGAGGCATCACGAATGGTTGTTCCTGATGCGTCAATGAGCTTGCGAGCCTTACCGTAGGTAACGCCTAGTTCCTTAGCTACTTCGACGACTGGCATACCCTTTGCGTATAGCTGGGCAGCAGCTTGTGGTGTTACATCTGTCATGCTGTTTCCTTTCGTCATTTCGGCTGGCGGTTCTTCCGCAAGCCAGGCACGAGACCTCACGATGAGATCCCTTGCCTCGTTGAGTAACTGCAGCTGCGAGCTACCCAAAGTTATCGACATGTTGAACAGTAGTTTCCAACACGTATGTTTTTCATTGCGATGTCATAGACCTTGCCGCAATGATGACACGCTACCTTTATCACGTCTCCGCGTTTAGGCTCACGCTTCTTAAGCTTAGGAATGTTTGGTAATGGAATCTTTATGGTGATAATCATTTTGTTTCATCGCCTCCTGGAGCTGTAGCCTTGAACGCACGGTACGTAGCCGTATCAGCTGGGAGAAATCCATCGTCCGCGTGACATGAGAAACAGAGATACTCGTTGCGTCGATGCGACGGGTCACGAACTACCTTGTCATGTTTTCCGCATCGGTCGCAGATCGGGTCCTTTGGTTTAGTGCGAGCCCACTCGCGATAGCAGTAGGCACAGATCAAGTTATCAGCCGCGTTGTAGATAAGAACGTTGTCTTCGTTGCACGTTACACATGTACCGTAGACATAGAGCTTGTCACGCTGTATGGTTCCTTGTGTCATAATTAGATCCTAATCCTTTTACCTGAACTTGTAAACTAGTCTACTTGACTTTCTAGAACACGCATTTTTCGTGGTCCGTATTGTGAGGTAGGTAGTCCAATGTTAATAGATACCTGACAGTCGATGTAGTCGGTGTGTCGAGCTGAGATCCTGAGGTTACCCTTAGCCTTTAGTCCAAGGTTCACGAACTCGATGTCCTGTGGGTTGTAGATGTAGTGACCGCAGGAGATGCAGACCTCAAACGTGTTGTCGTCTCTGCGACGAGGCACGCGCTCGTCCTTTGCTATGAACTTCATCGCTTGTCCTTAGGCTTTACCACGCCAAGGATTGGCTGGATCTTAATAATTGACTTTCGGTACTGGTAGTACTTGTATCCAACGATGGAGGCAAGTGCCAGTGCCGCTACTACTAGGTGACCCCAGGTGAGGTCGAAGCTGACATGTATCATTTGGTTCCTCTCAATGAACGCTCTGCGATTTCATCTAACGATGCTGCAAGTAAAAGGGCTGGGAAGCAGCCAACGATTGCTGATAGAACTGCTGCCGCTAAGCTAAGCCAGCGCGGTCCTGCTAGAAAAATCATTGCTGAGATGAAGAGCCATGAGGCTGCAAGTACTTTCATTCCCGCTGCGTAGCGGCGGAATCGGTAGACCTTGTCTGTCTTGTATGTAATCTTCATGTTAGTCCTTTCGTCATTCACCGTGGGGTTTCGGTGATAGGTTAATTATAACAGGTAAATCAGGCAGATGCTAGCAACTGAAGGGTTTCAGTTTCATTTAATTTTCGATAGTCTACCTTCGTGTAGGTATGAATCTGTTCAGTGACCTCGAGCTTGTTGATGGCTCCAGTAGTTCCTGTGACCAGTTGCTTCACGAACTCGGCTGAGTCAACGTGATACCCATAGGTGGTTCCGTTAACCGTGATTGCTACTCCGTATGATTTCATTTATTTCCTTTCGTCGTTTTGGGTGGGGGAAGGCGGGGAGCCGAAGCTCCCCACCCTTTTACTAATCTTCGTCTTCTTGCTCTTCGTGGTTCAAGAAGTCTTCAATCGCTCCTTGGACCGCGTCACCGACCATCTCTGAAAGTCGGTCGAGCTGCTCATCGGTAAAGGTTACCTTTGGCTCATCGTCATTCATGTAGTTGGCCATTTCCTCAATCATGTCAACTGTTAGTACTGACTCAACTACCTTGTAGTCTTTGCTGTATGCCATTTTCGGATCTCCAATTCCCACGGCGTTTCCGTGTATAGGTTAATTATAACAGGTAGGTGTCTAGAACCTGACTAGCTCTTAGTTCCCCAGGTCACCAGGGTGATGACCTTGTCCGCAAGAAAGTTGCTACGGCGATAAGCTTCAGCCCAAGATTCGGCCTCAGCTTCTGAACGGCAGTACTGGTAGACGGTTTCCCCGCTACTCAAGGTGTAGTAATACTTAGTTTGGTTTCCTGGTACATTTTTCATTTGGATCTCCAATCCGTTAGCGTATAAGCTAATTATAACAGGTAGGTTAGGACCTAGGCTTGCGCTCTGGACTTCGCCTGGAGATTTCACAGGTATCTGGTTTTATACCCTGAGACTTTAGCCAAGCCTTCGCCGCATCCTCGTTCATGAACTGCCCTACCCAGCTTCCGCTGGGGAGGAACACGTTCACAAGCTGATACAGCGTGTTGGTTTCCTTAGTACTCATCATCGCCAATGTGAATCGGGAACTTATTAGCAAATGAAACTACTGCTACCGTACCAATGGTGCATGCTGCAACTATAATTAGAATTAGAAACATATTACTCTCCTAGTCCGAACATCTCTGTCCAACATTTTGGGTGGTACCCAGTTTTTAATTGTTCACGCTTGGGTTTTGGCATCTCAGGGAATGCATCTTGAATGAGCATACCGCTTGTCCAAGCTTCGTAACCTCGAGCATCAACCTCAAGGGAGTCTGATAAACCGCACCATGAACATGGTGGAGTTTCTACAAGATAGATTTCATTTTCCAGAGCCATGATTATCCTTTCGTCGTTATAGGATAATTATAACAGGTACCCTACTCGTCTTTTAGCTGAGCTAGGACCGTGAACGGTCCACCTGAGCCGGAGTCTAGTTTAGCTCCAATGGCTAGGGATTCCTTTACTATTTCTTTAGCCGTATCAACGGTGAGCTTTCCCTTAGCTGGAAGATACGCATAGAGAGCTCCAATGGCGTAGTCACCACCAGTTCCCATACCGTATAGACCAGTTGCATCTTTAACCCAGGCGTAATCCTCGCCAAGCTCGTAGATAGTTCCATTGACAACAACAAGAATCATTGAACCTTGTGATGCAGCTTCTTTTGTTTCTGGTCCAAGAGTTCTATCCGCGTATCCGTGGTCCTCGAAACATTTACGAAGAGCTGGCACGAAATCATTTGTAATGAATGCGTCGAGTTCACGACCGTATAAACCACTTGCGTCTGGTGGTGTGAACGTGTGTTCAAGAATGTTTATTGCACGCATGTCGCCTGCAGCACCAAATAAGTATTCGTCGTTAGCTACAATTTTTCCGTAACCCTTTGACATCGTATAGATACGACCTTCATCGGTGATACGTGAATCTGAACCTACGACTGCCCAGCCTGGTCCCTGCACAGCAATTATTGTAGTCATTGGCGTCCTCTCAGCGGTAGGTTCATTCTATCCTATACCTACCGCCAGAGAACAGGGTCTTATTAGACTAAATCTACAATTGAGGTAGGTACCACAATCTCTGAGGAGACCACCTCACCGTTAGGAAGATACTTGGCAAATCGACCTACAGGTACGTCGAGTTTGACAACAATCTTCTTTTGGCGAATGCCAACAACCTTACCTGTATGTCCGATAACATACCGCGTGCCACAGGAATCATTGAAGCGAACTGAGTCGCCGATACCGAAGTCACGGGTGGTTTGGGTTGCGCGAACCTTCTTCATTCTTGCGTCTACTGCGTCCTTGACTTTAACCAGGTCCTTGTCTAGGATTCCTGAGTCTAGGGCCGCTTGAACTGCCTCTAGGGTCATGTCCATTTGGTGTCCTTTCGTCGTTTGGTAAGGCTAATTATATCAGGTAGGTTGCTTGAATCCTAGGTTGCTCAGGTGAGAATCATAGGTGTCCTTTGATTCTTTAAAGCACGGGTCACAGGTTACCTTACTCAAACTAAAGCTTTTGTTCTTTAACCGCAGGTGACAGCGGACACAGGTTATCATTAGTTATCTAAGTCTGAGTACTTGTATTGTGGGTACATTTTATAGAAGCCTTGCATGTCCCAGTTCATATCCGTATTGCAGATAGAACAGTTATTAGGATAGATGTCGTCAGGGTCACTCATGTCAAGTTTAACTAACTGAAGGCCGCACTCACCAAACCCAGCAGCAAGGTTCTCGAATATCGCATAGCGATTTTCCTCGGGGCTTTTACGAAACGTAATTGCCAGACGCTCCTCGCCAGTCAGTTCCTTCCAAGGGACTGCTGGACCACGGCACCACATAGATACCATAACCTTTTCAGTGCTCACCACAGTTCTCCTCTCAATGCGTGTTCGTATTGGTCACCGCGGTACGAGTTAGAACCAAAGGAGATGTCGCCCATAGCAAGCTTGTCCAAGTTAAAGACAGCGGTATGACCTTCGTTCTCAAACATGACAACAAGCATGTCGCCTTCACCTTCGTGTTTCACGATGGCAACTTGAAACGGTAGACCTGAAACACCATTTCGGTGAAAGTCAGAGTCGGTGACTGTTATGTTATCCATCGTAGCCATCATCCTCATACTCTCTTTCAAAGTCGGAGCTAAGACCACAGGTTGGGCACTTCCAAGTCCAAGACTCGAACACCACGTTCCAACTGTGAAACTCTTTTGTTAGAGTGATTTCTCGCTCTTCAACGATATCAAACTCAACGCACTCGTCGTTTTGGCATGAAGCCTCACGGTGGTCGATGTCCTCGCTTGAGTCGTAGCCAGCAATCTCAGGTTCGTTACCTGAGACTCCAGGAGGATAGTTGCTCGACATCTTAGGCAAGTCCTGCTCTAACAAGAACATCCTCGCGACTCTTTGGAGAAACTCCAAGAAGTTTGGCAACGAGTTCTACCGCGCGAAACTTACTTCCACCGATGTTCCAGTCAATTCGCTCGTTCATCGCTGGGGTTCCAAGTTCGTATCTCTTCCAGTCATAGATCTCTGCGTCTGTTCCATCCGCAAAGCGAATACACCAAGATACGGTGAGTTTTCCATCACCTGAGAAATCTACAACAGATGAGTCAAACGTTGGTTCTCCAAATACCTTTTCAATCTCTGCTCGGGTTACATCGAAGATGTATCCCATGAGGCTTCCGCCTGCAGTTGTGTCGTGTATGAAATCCATTTCCTTCTCCTATCGTTTCGTCGTTGGTATAATTATATCAGGTAGGTACTCTACCCTTTGTGCCAACAATCACAGCCACATCTCTTGGCACAATACTCGTGTTCACCTTCAACACAGTTATGGCACTTTGGCTTGACCACTGTTGTACCTTCAATTTTAGTTATTTTCATAGGATAATTATATCAGGTAGGTGTAGAGAAAGGTACCCTACTTGTGAGTAGGGTACCCTCAACTTCTATTTAGTCTTCTACTATTTCTTTTAGATTATCAAACCACTCATCAAAGATTTCTTGGTATTCATCTGACCATGTATCTATGTCTGTGGTGGTTATGGTTTCTTGACCATCAACATATTCATTATTTTCTATTGATAGTGAGTGGTACTTATTGTCTGAAGTCTTAAGAATGTATGAAGACCACTCGTCACTTGGGTCTACAACAACTGCTGCTACATTGGTAGGTATGATGTATGGTAGGTTTTGACCTTTTAATACATCTACTAGGTGTTCAACTGTTGATGAATACATTGGGTTTTGTAGGAGGTTACTAAAGAGACCTTCAATTTTGTTTGAGTTCATTTGGAATCCAATCTATCTTACTAACCCTTGTGGTTAATAAGATAATTATATCATATAGAACCCTAAAAATCAGGTAAATAGAGTAAAATAGAGTGGTCAGTTTTATGACTTGACCAGGTCATTTCTCAGGGGAGGATTGGAGTACTCACCCTGAGAAGCTTTTAGACCGCGTAGGCCAGTTCGTATCCCTTGTCCAGCTTTTCCTGAACCTTCATGAATGCGAGTTGACGAGCGTAGCTTTCTGAGTAAACGTTCTTTACCTCAGATTGACGGGTAGCTTTTTCAGCCATTCCCCAGCTTGTGCGAACGATGGTTCCGTCCACTGTAACTTCATAAACCTTCTTGCGTCCAGCGGCACCGCGGCCACCGTCCGATTCCTTCAACAAACACCATTTCTTTTGCATTTGCATTCCTTCCGTCGTTTCACCGGATATTCGGTGATGGGATAATTATATCAGGCAGGTTGGTTGAGAGCGCCCATAATGTCTTCCCTTGAGAAAACTTTTACACTTGATAAGGCACCGCGTTCAATTTCCTTTGAACCGTATGCCCAGCTCGTTGCGTCCCCAAAGAACGAGGCACTGTGGTCAGCACCAGGAGACCAGAGCTTCCTCGTGGTTAGCCGCGTATCAATTTCCCACACGTACACATAGTCATGGGGAACTAGGTTCACGATTGGACCGATCTCTGAATCCATCGTGCCGTGCACGTGGTCAAGGACGCGGAACCACATGAAGGTGAGAGCGTGGGCTACTGTTTCAGCCGCATAGATTTCTCCCCAATTAGATTTCAATCCCTCTGCGTTTATGTCACCAAACACGCACTCAGGCGCACAGTGATAAAGATATCTTGGCATCTTGTTACTCATCTACTGCCTCCCGCATCGCGTTACGTTTCTTATCTCCTCGAGAACGATTTCTCTTGGTTCCTTTGTGTGCAAAGATCGAGACACGCTGGTTCAGCTTCGGGCCAGAGGTTCCTCTGATGAGCCGTAGCAGCGGGTTCTTGTTCTTGTTCATAAGCTAATTATAACAGGTGGGCCAAATGAAAAAGAGCTACCACTTCTCCTTGGTAGCTCTCTTCCTGGACTTTTACTTAGGCAGCTTTAGCTTTAACCTTTGTGAAAGTTTTCTTGCCGCGACGAATCGCAGACATAGTTTGTGATGCTTCCTTAGTCGAAGCAACCTGCATCTTCTCTCCTGTTGAGGTATTGAAGATAACATAGTGCGAGCGATCTGCCGCACGTAGTACAGCTAGCGTCTTACGCTTGCGGAAGTACGCTGGGGTGTAGCCGTTTGGAAGCTTTACGCCTTTAGGAAGCTCAGGAAGAGCTTCAGTGCGTTGATAAGGCTTCGCCCGAACGACTACCTTAGGGGTAGTGTTTTTAGTAGCCACAGGGTTACCTGTCCTTTCGTCTTTTAATGCACCGCAGGCGACTTGCTTGCGGACTGATCTATTATAACAAGGTTCTTCCTGAAAAGTACAATCAGGAGAAGTCTGCCGTAATAGCCAATGATAAATCTAAGAGCACCGATCTCGCCGTCACTGTAGCGGCCCGTGGTCTCCATCATTCCTTCGTGTAGACTCATTAGTCGATTGCCGACTGGTCGCACGTAGGTAGAGCGTGGGTTCTCCAGTCAATGAGGATACGCTCTAGCACCTCTTTGTAGTCTGGCGGAAGAATCTTAATTGCGTTCTCAACCATGATGATGTCGATAAGTGTTCCCTGACTCGATTGAGCACAGTCAAGCAGCGTCATCGCGCACGTGTCGCAGTGATTGGTCATCAGCGGGTTCGCCTCTTCTTCAGGCGTGTCCGGACTGAACTCTTGCTCTGTCATATTTCCTCCCAGTATTTTGGATGTACGGAGTCGTAATCATACTCACCGTCTGGATACTTTGTAAAAAAGTCTGTAGGTCGACCAAGGCGAACCCACACCGTGATGCGCTTAGCCATCTCCACCCGTGAGTTGTCATTGGTCTCCATGATGATGTCAAAGTCAGACTGTTCCCACCGGTCGGTTTCAATCAGCTGGATGTTTGACGCGTCGCCAAAGTTGCCGTCCTCGGCAAAGTAATGTACCTGTGTCATGAGTTTACGTTCAAGAAGTTCGAGATGATTTCTTGAATTGCCTCCTCGATGTCATTGGACAGCTCGTTGATTTGGTCATTGGTAAATGATCTACGGTCTTCCTCTGAGCCACCGTAGGTCGTCATTTCCTCTAGCTCGTCGACCGTCAAGCTTGAGTTGATAATTTTGTAATCCTTTGAGTAAGGAGTGTCGGTAATCTGTATTGTCATTTCGGATCCCTTCGTCGTTGGGTTGATAGGCTAATTATAACAGGTGCCTTAGGCAGATTGGCGCTCCCAGACTGGACCCAGCCATAGGAAGCCTTCCTCATCGTGAATGGCGAGAGCTTGGAGAACAAGAGAGTCCTTGTTCCGTTTGGCGTGATGACCGCAGAATAAAAGCTGACCGTTGAGAAAAATTGCGCGAACCTTTGCCGCTGCACTACATGTGTCGCATCGGTCCTCAGCCGTCAAGGCTGGAACCTCAGGCTTGGTTTGTGTTTGCATCGATGTCCTCCCACTCCGTAATGAATCGTGCCTCAAAGTCTTCAATCGGACGCTTGAGTCCGAGGTGTGC